AATAGCTTGATTGGTGTCTATACTAGTTTTCACAATAATACTCCTAAGTTAATTACAAATTTAAATGGATCTGCTTTACCTCTTGTATCTTGTTTTGATCTTAATTTATCGTAATTACCTGTGTCTGCTTTGTGTCCTGTAAAGTTGTAAGTGTCTGTTATTATTAATTCACCTTTGTCATTTCGTTTCCAATTAAATCGACCTAACACTAAACCTAAAGTTAGTGCCTGACTATCTTGTGATGCAAAGGCTAAATTAGCGTAACTTGAATATTTATCAATTCGGTTTGAACCAAATATATTTTCAATATAACCCGCCGCATTTACGGCTATACTTTTTGGAGCAAACGCGTCTTCTTGTAATGCAATGTGGTATGGTACATCTTTAAGTACATACTTTTTACCATCCCAAACTTTTGTTTTAGTTACACTATAACTAATACCTCTTTCCTCTGCGGGTACATTTTGAGTAACCCACTCAATACCATCTTTAGAACCTACAATTTCACTAAGAAATAAACCATTTTTATTAATTCCAAAGAACTCATCATAGTCTTGGTATTGTATGCTTTTTTTACCTTTAGATTCTGCCCACTTAATTAGCGCGCCTAAAGCTTGTAAACTTTCTTCAGAAAAATATTTGTTACCATCAATGACTTCAGTTTTAGCGTCACTTCCTGTAAGACCTAATTCTTCTCCTTTATATCTAACAAATGTTTGAGCGGACTTTGGTAAAATTTCTAAAAGACTATTTGCAAAGTCTTGATACCAAGTTGTTTGATCTTGTGCTTCATATTTACCTTGATCTGCTAAATTAACCGCAGCTTTAGAAATTAAATAATTAGGTTCAGGATTATTATTAATGATTGCACCATTAGTTGCGGGTTGGTGTTCAGCCGCAGCAACAGGTGAAATTACGGCGTCTTTAACTACATTCAAAGCTTTTAAAAATATATTATCTCCACCCTGTTCTAAATCATTGTATGTATCCCCTACTTTTTTAGCCATCATATTTTCATCACCTGAGAAAAACATATCGTGTTCCATTTTTCTTCGGTAGTCTAAACCTTTTAATTTATTAGCGTTTGATTTATTTAATATTTCGTCAGAGATACTAGCCATATCTCCATTAAGAATTGCTTTAGTAATGTTAGGGCCAATCAAAGCGGGCGCGTTGTAAGCCATAGAAGTAAGTGCTATTCGTTGATCAGCATTAAGTGGAACTTGACCAAAACGATCGACTAACATTTTATCTGCTTCTTGAATTAAACTTTCACTTAAAAGTCTTGCTTGGTTTTTACTAATAGCTTTTTTACCATCCATTAGATCCTTCATATCAGCATTATTAAATCTTAGTTTTTGTTGAACTAAATCTTTATGAATTTCTAAATTAACACCATAGCCAATATGTTTAACACCATTTACATAGTGCATACTTGGTTCATATCCGCCTTCTAAATTAGCAATAAAATCAAATCGTCTATTTATGTAATTATCGTCGTAATGACCTGGGCCACTATTAGTTAAAACATCTGTCATATTCTGTAGTGAAAAGTCGCCCGCGTCTAAACTTCCTGTGTGTGCAAAGTTTTTCATACTAGGTTTACTGCCATTAACGGCTTGAGTATTAACTTGTATTTGAGAAAAGATATCAGACTTTAATTTGTTAGCGTCAGTTTCATATGCAAGACTTGATGTATCTATATTAAAATCAGTTTGATCAAATTTGCTCATTGTGCTAACTCCTTTAATTTTTCGTGAGTCATATATTTATCTGATGTTTCTTTAAAGAAAGGTTTAACGACAACATAATATCCTTGAATAGGAACTTTTACTCCTGTGTCGTCTTTCTCACCAGGTATCAAATATGTTTGACCCTCGTCTAGTTTAGTTGTTGGTATGATATCCATTGCTGGGTGCGCCCACTTTTTAAAAGCGATTCTGTCTTTTTCATAGTCACCCGTAAAATGGAAACTTTCAGTATTGTCGGTTGTAAACCAACCTGTCTCTCGACCTGGCGTTATAATCTTTTCGCCTTTTTTATTAAACATTAAAATGTCATCACCCTCGTTAACTTCATAGTTAACATCAAATTTATTTTGCTCACCAATTCCTAAAATAAGGTCTCTACCTAAACCTTCTTTATGTTGAATTGTGGCATATCCAAATTGACTTGCTTGAGGATTTGCAAAATTAATTTTAAAGCTACCATTAGTAAATTTATTAAAATATTGATCAATATTCTCTACAAGTTCTACTGCATTACCATAAGTATTTTCTCTTGTTTCTGTTAATGGATTTCTAACCTTGATACCAAAATATTGACCACTTACAGGTTGCGTGTTGGAAAGTTCTAAACGATTTGTTGAGTGATTAAACCATAAAGCATCTGACTCTTTTATTAATTGATTTAAAGCTTTACCAATATTTTCGGCGTTTACTTCGTTACCTAGTGCTTGTTGTTTAATTGCAAGATTAGCAACAAGATTAAAAATCATAGGATGTGCAGCCGTATCAACATTATCCCATTCTAAATTAAATCCTAATATATTTCCAAAGAATCCAGCTTTAGGATCATTAAATTCAGACATCATATCATTAAGAAATTTCTTTTGCCATTTTCCATATTCTTTATTGTCTTTCACACCATCATTAAAAAATATTGTGTGAATACCTTGCATTATATTTCCACCATTTTTAGGATCTTGAATTTGTGCGTGTATTGCAGAAAAGTTTTCATCAGTATTTATTTGACTAAAGACGGTGTTTGTTATTTCAGGTGTGGTTGCAGCCGACAACGCTTGATTAAATTTTCGTAAAGCTAAAGGATGATCTTTTAATATTTCTTGTCCTTGCGCTCCTGTTTTATCAATACCTTGTAAAGCTTGAAAAGCTGCTGAATTTAGTAGAGTGTCATTAGACAATAACGCATCAGCAAACTTACCTTTTACTTCATCGTTAAATGCAGCTACACCATATTTTTGATATGCTTTATTAATAAACATTGAAGTTGTAGTTAAGTTGTCAGGATGGAATGCGCTTTTACCTGTTGCTGATTCTACCGATGATAAATATTGTCCGCCGTGTTTTTGTAAAGTATCAAGCGAAACATCAGTTGTACTACCTGGAACTGAGTATGCTGCAATTTTATTTACACCTACAATTTCAGTTGTTACCTTATTAAATTCTTCTGATATTTTATTTTTAACTCCTTGAAATTGTGCGCCACTTACGCCGTATTGATTATACAATTCATTAATAGATGGAATGGTTACTTCTTGACCTGATGTATCTGTATAAGTGTAAGATTTTCCGGAAATCAAAGCGCTATATGCTTCTATTTTTTTATTAAAATCAGTTCCAATAGTTGCCACTAAAGTATCAAATTTAGAGTTCCATTTACTTACTGCGGTACTTCCCGCCATTGTAGAAAACTTTTGATGTCTTTCCATTAACTTTTGTGTAATTGGAACAACCTCATTTGGAAAAAGTTCAACCATCGAATAAAGCTTTGCGCCAGGTACACCTTTTTCTCCTTCTTTTTGAAACAAGTCTTTATTAAGAAAAGTTGATAGTTTCATCATATCTTCAGGAGTATTTGCGTGAGAAAGTAAAATAGATAAAGCTTGTGTTCTAACATTGCCGTCTTGAAGACTACTATTTAAGAATGGAAATGATGTTTTTAGTTTTTGATAAATTTCAGCATACCCGCCTTTTAAATCGTTATTAGCATAATACACTTTAGCGTTTTGCATTATCTGATTTAGTTTATCTGAGTTTTGTAATTTGACGGTTTCTAGTTTTGCTTTTAACGAAGCTTCGTGTAGATTACTTTGAAAAGAATGTTGAGTTGCAGTATCTACAAGAACATCACCTGTGCCGTTTGCCCAATTCTTTTGCCACCACTCTGCTGCAAATTGATCAAATTTTTCAGATGGTTGATTTACGGCTTCGGCACTAAAGTCATTCCACATAGTAAAGCCTAAATTTTTTCCTAAAGAACTTTTATAACTATCAATATAGTGTGTGTTCTTTTCAGGATTATTAGCTAAAGCCGTTGTTACATAATTAGACATATTGTCTTTAGTCATTGGTGTTTCTTTTGAATAACTATAAGCATCAACTTTAGCTTTATCTCTCATTTTGTTTGCATATTTTTCAGCTTCCATTTTTTCAACTGCCCAATATGCACTATTAACATTACTTATAGAATCTTGAACTTTACCAAAAAAATTATTAAAGGCTTGAGTAAGGTCGCCCGCTTGTACATTAATACCTTCCATCGAAGAAACCGCTTTTGGTACGGCATTATTAAATCTTTGATTTTTAATTTGCGCGAGTCCAGCGTTGGGATTTTTAGGTAGTGTATTACCTGAACCTTTTCTATATCTTGCCATTATTTACTCCTTAATTTGGTTTTGGGCCACCGCGTATCGCGTCAGTTAATGTTTTGTTTTGATAGTAACTTGTACCAATTTGTAAACCACTTCCCGCAAATCCTAAGATTGCGTCTGTTTTTCTTGCGTTAGCTTCTTGCATATAGTTGTCAGCTTGGTTTTGTGCCATTTGAACCTCATTCATATAATTCATTTCGGCCGCATACTTGTTAGACTCAAAGGCTGCAATTTCTCTTTTTGCGTTTCTATCTAAACGAATATAATTTAATGAATCACCATAAGCTTCCTCGAAGACAAGAGACATAAATGTTCCGTCAGATAAATTATTATCGGCGGCCAAAAATGTTCCCATCGCTTCGTTAGCAGCCCTAACACGATCGGATTGTTCATCTAAATTGTCTAAAGCTTTTTCAGCAATCTTTCTATTTTCTTCAGCGTATTGTGCAAGTGCGTTTCTTTCAGATGCTTCATACTGCGCTCTAGCTTGAGCCGCAGCTCGTTGCTCCATTCTTCTAGCCTGTTGCATCTGCATTTGCATTTGAACGGCTGACGCTGCAAGCGAAGCCACCATTAAAGTTACGCACATAATATTACCCCTGTCTTGTTATTTCATTATAATATCCAACATAATCAATTGATGTTATGTTCATTGGTTTTTCTGTATCATTAAACAATCTAATCTTTACACTTTTACCATTAGATTTTATAGGCACTTTAAAACCACCTAAAGGCGCGATTGCAGCAAGACCAATCTTACTTGCACCTGAACCAACAATACGACCTGTAAACGCAAAGGTGCTTGATGTTCTAAATTCAGGTGTAACCTCGACTCTAAAGAAACCTGTATCTTTAAAATTAAAAGTAATGTTTCTCATTTGGAAACGACCACTTGTAATTGTTTTTCTTAAATTTTGTGGATCTCTAGGAAACAATTTAGAAAAAGTTACTGATGAGGTAAATATCTCACCAAGAATAGCTTCACCTGTGTTTCCACTTGTAGTGGTACGATAGTCTCCTGGAGTCTGAATTGTAGTGGTAGTTGGGTAAGTTACTTTAAGAACTTCACCAACTTTACCCGCTGGAAAATCTGTAGACAAAACAACACTTGTTTTATTGTTATGTGGATAAGGTGTAGTCCAAGTTGTGTGATCATTAACAGAATCATATACACCTGTGGCTCTAACAATTCTATCCATTGATACTTGATAAGGATGTTTTTCTTCTGATAGTTCGTATCTTAAAAAAGTCTTTTCAAAGTACACTTGTCCGTCTCTAGATAGAACCATATAAAGTTCACCATCAATAACTTCCATCCATTTAATTTTTGCGTTTGAACCATAAGTCCATTTAGACCAAGCTGATTGTGCCTTAGTTTCACCATCAATATACATTTTATAAATATATAAAGCTGAACGATCATTATCTGATAAACACATAATAGTATCGTTTGTAGGGTCGCCCGTCATTCTAAACAATGGTGCGGGTATATAAGATAATGCGTGTAATGTAATATCTTGCGCCACATTAGATAGCGTATCATCATCAAATGTATATTCAAATACAATAGCGTCTCGACCTGATTTAGCAGCAAAGTATAAAGTATTACCAAGTGTGATTGGCTTACATCTAGCTTCAGTTAAATAAGTTGTGGATAAATCAATAGATGCGTTGGTAGGTGTCAATGATCCCGCACTTGAAGTTGCTACTTCAAATTGCGCTTTGTTACTTGTTAAGAAAAGAGACTTACGGAAACCGACGGCGTGTTTCAGATCATTGACGGTCGAAGAGGATGCCGTCAAACCGAAAGAATCACTATCTAAACTTTGTGTGGCAAAGTCAGGCCAAAAGGTAAAGTAATAACCCGCCTGAGAAAAATTAATATTTTCACCTGATACAAACGCTAATCTGTTTCTGTGAAACACAACGGCAGTTATTTTTTTTCCTACAAAGTCAGGATTAGGCGTAGTAGTTTCGTCGCCCGCAATTCTATCTTTATATTCGTTGCCTTTTCTAAATGTAAAAGTTCCGTTAGCTTCTCTTATTAGAAAATGTGGCATTGTTGTTTTTTCAAATTCATTATCTATACTTGGATTTGCCGCTTCAATCCAACCACCATTACCCGTATCAAACTTTGCCCAATAACCAAATTGTTCTCCATCGATGTTTTGTCCAACTCTAATGTAATAATCACTAGGCGCAGACGCGGGTAGATACTGACGATCAGGCACATTGTCGGTCATTGTGTATGGCCCGTAAGTTGCGTCTGATCCTGTGTGTTCAATAGTAAAAGCTTGGCTACCTGTTATAACAACGGTCTCGCCAATTTGTTGTGTTGTGTAAGTTCCACTCATTCCTGAAAATGAAATGTTACTTATAATATTAGACGCTACCGCAGTATTACTTAAAGCATTAGTAGCACTATATGTCCAAACTTGATGACTAACACCTGTAGCGGTTTCTTTAATATTTATAGAATAAGCGGTTGATGTATTTGTAGTTCGACAATTAATCAACGCTCTATGCGGTCGTGAGTATGTGCTTGTCGCCATAGTGACCGTTTTGTTGTTGTTAGCAATAATTGTGTAATCTGCAATTGTAACAAAACTAAAACTTGTTTCGTCAGTTGTTCCTGAAGGTGTATTTAAATAAGTTTTACCATCAGGAAAATTAACGGTCTGTTGTACACCATCTAAATCATAAACTTCTAAGTCACCATTATTTATAATAATCATATATTGTTCAATAGCATCTCTACTATACGCGTAAATAGCGGGCGTATCAGCGTCTGCTATGGATGTTAGATTTGTAATATGTCTTGATGCGGGTCTACTTTCAAAACCGCCTGTCACCACAGATACTAAAATGTTATCAGCTTCTTCTACTTGACCAGGCAATCTAACAGGATCAGGTTGTCTTGAAACTCCCTGATATAAGGTTTTTATAGATTGTTCGATCAAAGTTCCCATTTAATTTCTCCTAAATTCCACTAAGTACATTATATCTTCGAGTTGCTCTATGACAATGTGTACTTTGTTGTAATATATTATTATCTTCAACCTCGGCTTCAGAATCCATCAACGCGGCATAGGCTTCGGCTTCTGACCTGACGGTAAAACTATCTAAGGCCGCTGAACCCATAGCTGATTCTTGAAATGATCTTGCAGCTTTTCTAGCAATATATAATTGCATTGAGGGTGTAAGTTCTGCGAATGGTAGTTTAATAATAACATCAACATATAAATCTTTATCAAAGATGTAAGTTTGTTCTTTAATGTTAAATAAGTAACGAACATTATTATCTGTTCTTATAGTAACATTAATATCTTTGTGTTCGCCGACCGTATCTA